GGTCTCACGCGCTACGCACGCGATGCGCAGATGATCCACAACTTTGAGCTCTCGACGCTCATCGAAGTGGTCGCAAAAATGCCCAACTCGCCGCTTACGGCGACCCCTAAGATGATCGAAGGGCTAAAGCACTATTACGAGCGTCTCGGCTACGACGACCCGCCAGTACTGCTGTACAACGTCGATCCAGAGGCGCCAACCGCAAGACCGACCCGGGAGCCACCGGCACAGTTTCCGACCGCATTCGCGAATCTGTCGGCACTCTCGATAGACGAGCTTAAGGCGACGACCGGCATCTATGACGCATCGCTGGGCGCTCGCAGCAACGAGACGAGCGGTCGGGCAATCCTAGCCCGCCAACGCGAGGGCAATGTCAGCAATTACGTCTTCATCGACAATCACCTGAAGGCTCTGACCTACACCGGCGAGCTGCTGGTGGATCTGATCCCGAAGGTGTATGACGCAACGCGCACCATCCGCATTCTCGGCTCAGACGGCGCAGAGAAGTTCTACAAGGTCAACGTGCCGGTAATCGATGACGAGACTGGCGAAGAAGTCATCATCAACGACTTAAGCCGCGGCAAGTTCGATATCACGGTCACCACTGGCAAGAGCTTCGAGACGCAGCGACTCGAGATCGCTGAGGCAGCCGAAGCTCTCTCTGCAGCTCCGGGCCCGATTGGTGAGCTTGCCAAGTACCTGCTCATCAAGAACCTCGACTTGCCTGGCATTGATGAATTCGTCGCAGCCGTGCGCAGAATCCTCATCAGTCAAGGCTTGCTCGAGCCCGGCGAGAACGATCCGCCGCCGCCCGAGCCGCCGCCGCCCAATCCGAAGGACGTCGCCGATGCGATGCTCAAGGCCGCACAGGCGGACAAGACGGCCGCGCAGACGGAGCATATCCGCGCGCAGACCGCTGAGAGCATTTCGCGCGTCGTCGGTTCGCTTCCGCTGGGAGCGCCGCAGCCATCGGTGGAAATGTCAACAATTCAATCTTGACTACGCGAGGGAACATGACTACTACTGACAATCACGCGGAGTCGACCGCGGATGCTCAGACCACGCAAGGTCAGCCTGAGCTGAAATCAATCGACACCGGCGTCCTGAGCCAGATTCAGACGCAATCTCAACCTGCGGACACGGCCACTCCGCAGCTCTCAGGCGCAACGCCCGACGGCGCAAAGCCGGACTCCAACGCTGCCCCTGCGGACGAAACGGGGAAATCCGACGCCGAAACCTCCGAGGCGCAGCATCAGGGCGACGACGATCGCGATCGCAAGCTGGAACCCTGGATGCGGAAACGGCTCACCCGAGCCGAAGAGAGGGGCCGCAGGCAGGCTCTCGCCGAGTTTACACAGCTCTTGCGCCATCTGCAGCCGCAGACTGCCCAGGCGCTCAGCCAGCAGATCGGCGCAGCAGCATCGGTGCAGCCGCACGATGATTCGCCGAAGACGCTCGCCGACTTCGACAACGACATCGAGGCGTACACCGATTACCTCGTCGAGCAGCGCGTGCAGAAAGCGCTCGCGCAACGCGAGGAGCAAGAGCGACGCCAGCAAGAGCAGCAAGCGGCCGAGGAAGCCAAGCGCGCATTCGAGTCTCGACTGACGAAGTTCGAGTCCGAGTTCGGCCCAGGCGCGTGGGAAGAGGTCATCACGGCCCCAGTGGACATCCCGCAGCAGGTGGTCGAGCTTTTGAAAGGCCATCCGCGCGACTTGTGGATTGCACGCTATCTCGTCACGCACCCGACCGTAATCGATCAACTGCGCGGTAAGCCGAAGCTCGAAATTGCGCAATACCTCGCCGAGATTGACGCTCGGATGCACGGCGGAGCCAAGCGCGAACTTCCTCCAAAAGTCACCAAAGTCCCGCCACCACCGCCTGAGCTGCCGAGCGGCACGTCGACGGTGAAAAGCATCGACGACATGACGACCGAAGAGCGCATCGCGGAGTGGCGACGTCAGAGACAAGCAGCCATATCGCGCCGCTGATTCGCTGAACGGGCAGCGGCGCTAGAGAGGAGCAGCACCGTGCCAAACCAGCTTTTGACGACAGACAAGATCGCTGACCGAGCACTCATGCTCATCAGCGAGAAGTCGACTTTCCTGCGGACAATCAACCGCGAGTACGACGACTCATTCCGTGACAAGCAAGCGAAGATCGGCGATACGCTCCGTGTGCCGATCCCGCAACACGGCAAGTACCGCAAGGGCCGTGTCGCGGATCCAAACCCGCTGCAGACCATTCTGCGGCCGGTGAAGGTGTTCGGTCAGCGGGGCTTCGACGTTCAGTTCAGCTCGGCCGAACTGGCGCTCGACATCGATGAGTTCGAGCGCCGCTATCTCGCGCAGCAAGTCGCCGACTTCGTCGTAAATCTCGAGGCCGAAGTGCTCGAGATGGCCGTGCAGGCCACGCCGAATCAGACCGGCCCGGTCACGACCGGGTTCACGAGCGCAAACGCGCTGTGGTACGCGAACATGGCCAAGAAGCTCATCGAGGACAACGGTGGCTTCAAAGGCACGAAGAACATGCTGCTCGACAACGTCGCGCAGCTTAACATGGTCGACGCGCTCAAGGGCCTGTTCAACTCGCAGCAGCAGCTCAAGGTACAGTACGAAGAAGGCGAGATGGGACGCGCCGCCGGCTTCGACTGGAACTACACGACCGTGTTGCCGCTGCAGAATCGTGGCTCTGGTGCCGGCTATCTCACTAACGGCGCAAATCAAAGCGGCGATGCGATCACCGTCGACACCGGCACCGGTCCGATCTTCAAGGGCGAGATCATCACGATCAACGGCGTCAACGCCGTGCATCCGCAGACCAAGTTGAACTTGGGTTATGCGCGGCAGTTCGTCGTCACGGAGGATTACGCTGGCGGTGCCGGTCAGATCAAGATCTACCCGGCGATCATTCCAACGGGTTCCGAGCAGAACGTGACCGGCGCGGCCGGTGACAACCAAGCGATCACGATCGTCGGCAATGCGAGCACGCCGTATCGCCTCTCGCTCGCTTACGTGAAGGACGCCTTTACGTTCGGCACCGTGGATCTGCCCGAATATCCCGATCGCCCCACGTCGCGTCGCGTATACGAAGGCATCAGCATCCGCGTGGTGCAGGGCTCCGATATGGTCAACGATTTGATCATGATGCGCTTCGACATCATGGCAGCGTTTGGCGCATTGCGTCCGGAGCTCGCATGCCGTCTTGCGCACGCTGGCAGCCTGTCGGCGCCGTCTTAATCGGCGCCCTCACCCACGAACATGGGAGAACTGAACAATGGCTCTGGTTCCAATCGTTGACGTCGCGAACCGTCACAGCGACATTGTCGTCAGTTGCGGTCGCAACAACCTGCCGCAGACGATCTTTGACTACAAAGCTGGCGGCACGATCAATCCGCGTCGTATCGTCAAGTTCGACACGGCGGCAGGCACCGTCGTGCAGGGCGCGGCCGCGACCGATGCCGTCATCGGCGTGTCGGTGTGCGATCGCGCAGCCGCCTCTGGCGATAATGTTCCTGTCGCTGTCGACGGTGTCGTCGAGGTCGAAGCTGGCGCTGCGATCACGCAAGGCACTTTGCTGACCACGAACGCGAACGGTCAGGCTACGACCGCGTCCACCGGTAACGTCGCTTGGGGTGTTGCACTCGAGTCGGCATCGACAGCGGGCACAGTCATCAAGGCTCGCGTCGGTGCGCGCGTGACGGTGTGATTCATCGACCGTGAAGGTCATCGAACTGATCTCATGGTCGCTGCGCCTCCTCGGTGTGCTCGACGCCGAGGAGGCGCCATCTGCCGAGTCGGCAGCCATAGCGATATCCGCGCTCAACGCGATGTGCACGCGTTGGGAAGCAAACGGACTTGCGTTCGGCTGGACGGCCGTTGCAAGCGCGCAGGATGACCTGCCCGCATCGCCAGAATTGCATGAGTGTCTCGCGTATAACCTGGCTGTGCGGCTTGCTCCGCAATACGGGAAACAGCTAGACGGGCTCATTCTTAGCGTGGCAGAAAATCGCCTGACTGATCTGCGACGCGACGTCGCAGTCGCCCATCCGATCGAGCCTATCATTGAGGTGCCGACACCGCAGAATTCGAGCCGCGATGCTGCACGTCTCGGCTGGCCTGGGAGCTGGTACGGAGAGTCCTGATGCAGCCGATCCCGCTGCCGATTGGCACGTACCGGCTATCGAATCCCACGCCGTCGTGTCGTCGATTGGTCAACTGCTACGCGGAGGAAGCTCCGCCCGATCGCCCAAAAGGGCAGCCGGTCGTACTGCGGCGTGCACCTGGTATTCGCCCGTTTACCGATACGCAGCAATCGGAAGTGCGCGGCGGCATCACCATGCCAGACGGCACACTATTCGTAGTTGCCGGTGCGTACATGTATCGGGTGTCATCGACGGGCTCGCTCACGCAACTGTCTGGCGATGCGATCAGCGGCAACGGTCCGGTGCGCATCGCGACCAACGGAACGGACATCGTCGTCTGTCCCGGCAATGGACACGGATTTGCATCCGATGGCACGACCGTCACGCAAATCACCGATCCGGTATTTGTTGCCGATGGCGGCGGTGCCGATCCCGTCTTTGTCGATCAATTCATCGTCTTTCGCCGGCCGAATACGGCGCGATTCTTCAACACAGGGTTGAACGCGCTGACATTCGACGGTATGGACATCGCTACCGCTGAAGGCGCTCCAGGCAATCTCGTCGGCATGATCGCGAACAACCGCGAACTCGTGCTCGCGAAAGAGCAGAGCACCGAGCTGTGGTACAACGCTGCGAATCCAACAGGCTCGCCATTCTCTCGTTCGCCAAGCGGATTTAAGGAAGCTCCTGGGTGTGCTGCGGGCTTATCGCTCTGCAATCAGGACAACGCGCCGTTCATGCTGGCGTCTGATCGCACAATCCGCCGGTTGGGTTCGGTGTGGGAAAAAGTCAGCCATCCGGGCGTGGAGTCCATCCTGCAGCGCATGCCTGTCATCTCCGATTGCATCGCGCTGCCGTTCACGCAGTGCGGTCATCCGATGATCGCGTTCACCTTCCGCAATGCGGGACGCACGCTCGTCTACGATGTGAAAACTAGCGAGTGGCACGAGCGGGATTCGCTCATCAACACCGTGAGTCTCGGCTACTGGCGGCCGTCCTGCATTCTGCAGGCCTACGGCATGCAGATCGTCGGCGACAGCCAGAGCGGCAAGCTCGGCATTCTCGATCCTGATACTCACGAGGAATGGGGCGAGCCGCAGCGTATCGACTTCGCCTTTCAGCCTATCTACGCGAATCGCAATCGCGTGTTCATCCACGCATTCGAGCTGCACGTCGGTGCGGGCGTCGGGCTCATCACCGGACAAGGCTCAGATCCGCTCGTCACGCTGTTCATCTCGAGCGATGACGGACAGACGTGGCGCGCAAAGAATGTGCGATCACTCGGCAAGATCGGCCAGTACCAACGCCGCGTGAAGTGGCATTGCCTCGGCTCTCACCGCGCATTTGTCGCACGCGTGCAAATCACAGATCCCGTGCCGTTGTTAGTAGTCGATGCGCTCATCGACGTCGAGGGCGGCACTGTATAGAGCATGGTCAGGAAATGGGTGTTGGAACTTTGATCGGTGGCGGTATGTCTGTTCTTGGCGGCGTGATTGGCGGCAACGCGGCCGCGAAAGCGGCAAAAGCCCAGGCGAGGGCGATGCGTGAAGCGATCAACGAGATGCGGCGGCAATTCGACGAGACGCAGAGCATGCTTGCGCCGTACCGCGATGTCGGCGAGCAATCGATCCGCCAATACAACCGGCTCATGGGGCTGACTGGCGAAGCGCCGGACTACTCGCTGTTTGAACGATCGCCAGACTATCAGTTTGCGCTCCAGCAGGGGCAGCAGGCGCTTGAGCGTAGCGCTGCGGCACGCGGTGCCTTGTTCTCTGGCAACACAGGCGCTGCGCTTCAGCAGTTCGGGCAGGGACTCGCGAGTCAGCAGCTCGGCAACTACACGAATCGGCTCATGCAATTGATGGGTATGGGCCAAAATTCAGCGGCGGGCACGGCAGCTGCCGGCATGGGCACGGCGCAAAGCATCGCAGACACATTGGTCGGCATGGGCGATGCGCGAGCCGCGGGAATCATGGGCAGAGCGAATGCGTGGACAAACGCGCTCGGCCAGCTTGGCGGTATCGCAATGGACTTCTTCAAGCCGTCGGATCAGCGGACGAGCGGCGTGATGAAGTTTCCGGGACTGATCGTCAATTAGAGGGCAATCGTCATGCCTCGCGCGAATGCGATGATTGCACTCTCAGGGCAGCCGCTCGATGTCATCAGCCCATACATCTCCCTGCAGCAGAACCGGCGAGCGAATCGCCTGGCGGATCTGCAGGAGCGGCAGATCGCGATGGCCGAGCAGGAGGTTGCTCGCGAACAGGAGCGTCAGGCGCGCGTCCAGAATGTGCTCGCGCAGCTCGGCGCACCGGACATGCCAGAGCAGCAGCGCCAAGCGGCGACGCTCAAGCTCTATGGCGAAGATCCGCGCGTGGCTGCGGGCGTCTCTGCGGAGATAGCGCGCTCGCAGGAGTTACAGCGTCAGCGGCAGATCGAGGATGCGCGTCGGCGCTTCCTCGAGGCGGATTACGTGATTCGCAACCCGCAATACGCAATGGACATCTTCCGCGGCTCGCCTGATGCGTACGCGCAATTCACACAGCAGCTCGGTCGCGAGCCGACGCAAGAAGACGTGATCCGGCGCGCACATCAAACGCGCGCGCACTACGGGCCGCTTGCGGGCATTGAGCTGCCAGAGAACAGAGCTGATCTGCCCGCATCCATTCAGGAGTGGCTGGTCTACAACGGCATGACGCCAGAGCAGCAACAGCGCTACCTGCAGATGAAACGGGCCACCGATCGCATTGTCGAAGTCGCAGGCGTGCCCACTCTCGTACAGACCGGCGTCACGCCGACCACGCGACCGCTGTCAACGCTCGAGCAAGAGCTCAAAGCCATTGAACGCAAGGAGGGCGAGAAAACGCGCGCGACCGAGGGCGCCAAGGCCGACCTGCAGGCCATCGAAAACCTGCCGCGCGTGCAGCAGCAGGCGCAGGAGATGCTCACTCTGCTCGACCAGCTCGAGAATCATCCGGGCCTGTCTGGTGCCGTCGGCGCGCGCATGGGCTTGGAGTATGTGCCTGGCACGGATGCAGCTGACTTCGTCGCGCTGCACGATCAGGTGGCAGGGCGTCTATTCATGCAGGCTTTCGAGGGCCTCAAGGGCGGTGGTCAAATCACTGAGAAAGAGGGCGAGAAGGCGACAGCCGCAATATCGCGGTTGCAGAACCGCTGGCAGTCCGAGGCCTCTTATCGTTCAGCGATCCAAGAACTGCGCAGCATCGTTGAGCGTGGCCTTGAAAGAGCCCAGCAGCGCGCTGCTCGGGCCGCGCAGAACTTTGGCCGGTATACGGGCGCGCCAAATGATCAGGCAGGTGCCGGATCACCCGCGCCGCCTGCTGCGGCGAGCCCCAGCGCACCGACACAGACTCCGACACCGGTGCGCGTTGGTACCAAGGAGCAATACGACGCCCTGCCGAGCGGCGCGGTGTTTGTTGCGCCTGACGGATCCGTGAGGGTCAAGCCGTGAGCGCCAATTGGTGGGAAGCCGCTCCGCTCGCTCAGTCGCCTGCGCCTAATCCACAGGCATCGCAGCGTGCCGCACAGAACTGGTGGGACGATGCGCCGCTCGTTGAGTCTCAGCAGCCGTTGCAACTGCAACAACCGCAGCGGCAAGCACCCAGCACGGCAGAACTGATCGCAACGTCGCCGCTCGGTGCGGCCGAACTGATCGCAACGGGTGTCACTGGTTCGCTTGCGCAGATCCCGGCTGGCCTGGCTGGTCTCGGCGCACTTGTCGGACGCTCGCTCCGCCTCACAGAGGCGGATCCCGCCGATGTCGTGCGAAGGGTAGAGCAGCAGCTCATTTATCAGCCGCAGACGGCGTCCGGTCGCGCTGCTGCTGAGCTTATCGCGCGCGGTGGGGAAGCGGTTGAGCGCGCCAGTCTGCCCGTAATGGCGGCGATTGGTCGCATCAGTCCAACGGCCGAAAATGTCTTGCGCACGACTGTCCCTGCTGTAGCCGAGGCAGCCGCGACTGTATTGCCGGTCGCGAAAGCGCCCGCTGCCGTCACACGCGCCACGTCGCGTACGGCTCAACTTACCGAGAAGGTTGCTGAGAAGGCGGCCGAGAAGGCAGCGCAACGTGCAGTGCCGACGACGGAGGAACTTAAAGCCGCTGCGAGACAGGCATACAAACGCGCAGAGCAGGCCGGCGTGATGGTGGCGCCGCAAAGCATCGAGAACCTGCAAGCGCGCGTCATTCAGCAGCTCGACCGAGAGGGCCTCGATCCGACACTGCATCCGG